GGGTGGTCGTTGCGTAGGCAACGGTGGTGTTGAACTGAGCGGTCAGAATCTGTGAGCCTGCGGGGATCGTAAAAGCAACCGTAGCTGCCGTTATGTCCGTGTACAAAATGGCTTTAGACTGAGAAACAACTGTTGCGCCCAGGTTGCGAATTGTGCCTGACGTAGCGCCAGTGGTGTTTTTGACAGTGCCCAACAACCAAGGGCCAAGGTGAGTAGCGAAACCCATAATCAATTCTCCATGCGTTAAGGTGTATCAATCTTGCATGACAGTCTGCCGGGACAGTTTGATACACCGGTTTTCCCGGAATGAATGCAATATACACCAAAAGAAAAAGGGGCACAAGGCCCCTTTTCCAGTCTCATCAAGACGAACCGGGTGATCCAAAGATACCCAGAGGGTCCGACACGCCGAAGCTATAACGCTCACGAGCTTTATAGCGGACGTTACCAGTGTCAAAGTCACCATCCATCTTGGTGTCCAGAGGCATACGCACAAAGTGCTTCAGCCCGTTAGGCACATCGGTAGACAGGAACCAAGCATTGGTGTCGGTCAGGTAGTGGTTGACACAGTAGCCCTGGGGGATAGAGCCGTTGTTCTTCAACGCGTTGATGTCGTTGTCGGTCGTGCCAACACGCAATTCGGTCTCCAGGAGACGAGTTGCAACGAACATCAGAGCAGGAGGAACAATCAACTTCTTGGGCTTGGCTGCGATCAACAGGCCACGCTCGTCCGTCCATGCAGCGATCTGAATAACTGCGTTTTCCAACGAAGTCTCATTCAAGTCAGCGGCGGTAGCCGGGCGATTGCTGTTGACACCACCAGAGACCAGGGGGTGGGCGGTGCTACACAAGGTAACGCCGTCACCGTAAGTTACCGTGGTGGTGAACGCATTGTTCAACACGAAGGCAGCTTTGACCTGCTTGGTGTAAGCCATACCACGAGCCAACGATTTGGTGTAGCGGCTGGACAACGAGTCATACAAGTTGTCTTCCACTGCTTCTTCCGTGATGGCGAAGCCCATTGCGATGGTTTCATGGTTGTAGCGAGCAGTCCATGCTTCCTGAGCGTTGTCGTACTGGATCGCAGAACCTTCGTTCTTGACCGGTGCGGCAGAGAAGCCCGACAGTTTGGTCTCTTCCTCAAAGGAACGCTCAGAAGTCTCGGTTTCGTAGATTTCTTTGTGCTCTTCAGGGTAGGTTGCATACTGCAAGCCGAACAAAGCGTTCAGGCCGGGGAGCAGTTCTTTAAGTAGTTGTGCGCGTGAAATTGCCATTTCTTACTCCTTAAACACCAGTGGTGTTGTTGTATTGGTGAGTGTTGATCTTCACCAAGAGTTCAGTGTAAGTGTCGGCAGCAGTGGCGGTCTCAGGCACAACGTCGATCACACGGATTGGGATGGTTGCAGTCGTACCAGCACCGGTCAGGGTCACAGCGTAAGCAGAGTTACCAGTGGTGGTATTGCCAGCGTTGAGAACCAGAGCCAAGTTAGTGCCGACAACAGTCCGTCCAGCGGAACTCATGGTAGTGCCAGAAGACACAACGGCGACCTTGAACAGGGCCATGGGGTCATCCACAACATACGCGTAAGCATAGTTGCTAGTCGTGCTGATTGAAGCGGGAATATATTGGCTCTGAACGGTTTGGCCGCTAGAGTTTACATATTGACCGCCAACAACAACGCCGACAATAGTGCCAGAGTTGGTGGTGGTTGAGAGAATCAGATAGCCGGTGCTGTCGATTTGAACCGTATCTCCAGAGAAGATAGCAGTACCAAAAGAAGCGGCAACGGGAATCTGTCGAATAGCACCAGCGTATGGCATGCCGTCAATGCGATTGACGGGCTCTAGACCATAGGGTGCGGAGACAGTGGGGTAAGCCATTGAAAAGACTCCTAAAGATTACGAACCGGAACCGAAAGCTCGTCCCTTAGTCACTGTTGAGCGGCGCTCATTAAACAGCGGCATACGGGCATCGCTCTCGCGCATGTAGGTGTTGTCTACCGAATCAATTTGCGAATCAGTAATTCCTTGAAAGTGCTGATTACGCTGACCGACAAACTCCACCGGGGTTTTACAGAGGATGAGTCCACCTACTTCGATCGCATCTTTAAACCGACTATTGGGTTCGGCAAAAAGCTGCGCCTCAGGGTGATCCGAAGCCTTCACAGGCTCCCAGCCCTCGCGGAATTTTGAAGATACATTCTTGGCATCAGCTTGACCCATCATGCTGGTACGAATCCAGCGAAACGCATAGCCCGGCTCTTCGTCAACTTCGGGTAGAAGTTCAGCGGGTGCCCATTTGGTTATTGGGCGCACTTCACGAGCGCGAGATTCTGCAATACGATTGGTTCTAGTCTGTTCAGTCATGTTTTCCTCATTTCTTCCGCAACCTTACGAGCATAGAGTTCCAAAGGAATTCCAAGCCGCTTGGCGATATTCACCTGCGACGGGCTGAGCACGATTTTTTTAGATGCAGTGCTGCGCGTTGCGGGTGCAACAACATTTGCTTTCGGGCGCTGAGAAGTGTTTGCTTCAGCGGGATCATCGGACGCAAATTTGTCCGAGAACCTTTGGCGAATCTCTCCGTTGAGTTTCTTGTAGTACTCATCCGAAGTAGGGTCAACACCATCTTCCAAAACCAGCTTTTCATGCAACGCGAGAGCATAGCTGGTCATTAGCCGGTCTTTTCCAAACCATGGATTCTTGTCTTGCCAAGCTTCCACTTTAGGATCAGACGGTGCTTCCCGCGTGATTTGTTTAGTTTGTACCTGAATATCATCCGTTTGTAAAGGGGTAGGTTTGAAATTACCTACCCTGTCCGCACGAATCTTAGCGGTGGTCAGGTTTTCCTGAGCTTCCACAAGCCTGTCAGAGTCCCCAGACTCATACGCTTCCTTGTAGGCACGCTTGGCAGTCTCAACTTCGTTGGCAACAACCCGTTTAGCCTGTTCAAGTAGTGCTTCTTGGTTAGTATTTAACGATCCTTTGAGCTTTTTATTCTCGTCTACGACCGTCTGCGCCAGCCGCAAAGCCTCTTCTTTTTCACGGAAAGCAGCTTCTTTTGCCCGGCGTTCATCGTGATAGCCACGCCCCAAGTGAGCCAATCGCTCCTTGAGTCGCTTGTCGCTGTATTTAGACAGTTCCTCGTCCGTCACCTCATCAGGGGGGGTGTCCAGGGGCTTACGGCCTCTGTCCTGTGCGGGTGTATCGTCAACGATTTCTATCTCAGGCTCGCTTATAGAGACTCCAGACTCTTCCAAGTCCTTTGCCGCCTTTGCTTCAGCCTCTTCCTTTTCGTCCGGAAATACGAACGTCGTTTTTTCAAATTCAGCCATGAGTTACTCCTTATGCACGGGAAATACCACGCGGGTCTTGAACCACAGCTTCGACCGAGTCATCGTTGATGATGCGGAACTCTTTGCCATGAATCTTGATCCGTGTACCGGTGTTGGGTCTAACCAACACAAAATCCCCTGTTTTGCATGATGCACCACTGGGGAAGCGCTTTTCATCTTTGTACGCATCAGGTCCCATCTTTACGACATACAGCACGGGAGAGAGGACCTCCTCGTAGTGCAGCGTCTGGCTAGCTTTCACTATGCCGCTGTCGTAGGACTCATCGATTTCAGGTAAAACACACAGAAGATAGAAGGTGGCGGGATCGGGTACCTGCCGTGCTTTCTCTTCAGCCGTTTCGGGACGGACAGTTGATGTTGCACCGTCTTGGCTTACGAGGATTTCACTCATTGTCTAATTGCTCCATTCGTTTAGCGAAGTCTTGAAGTGTTAAGTTGGCGTGGTCAAGACCTCGAATCACCCCCACCAACTCTCGGTACTCGGCGTAGTCTTTAGCTGCGCCCGTACAAAGCCTGTCTACCGCCTGCTGGCGGTACTCGTCGTTTTGTTTCTTGATGAACTCTATTTCAGTCATTTATTCCCTCTTGAGGTAGTGATGTGCTTAACAGCATCAAGCTTTATCTTCTTGTCAGCTTGCCGTTCTTGTGCGGTGACACGAGTGTTTTCTTTCTGCAAGTCGGCTGCAACACGGGCCTGCTCTAGCTGAAGTTTCTGTTGGTTCAACTGAATATCAGCCTGCATTTTCTGCGCCCGAGTCTGAGCTTCTTGCTGCTTGATCTGCAACTCAGCCTGCTGCATCTGGAGGATCGGGTCTTTTGCCAACTCCTGGTTCTTCTGCTGCTGTGCCATAGCCATGTTCTGCTGGAGCAACTGAGTAGACGCCTGCGCTACAAGCTGTGACAACTGGACCTCTACATCCTCAGGCAAGGGTGCATTAGGATTGGGCAAAGCCACACCCAACTGTTCCTCAATCTTCTTGCGGTACAGATACGCCAAGTGCTCAGCAATGTGAGCCTGAATCGCCCCCATCATCTGCTGCGCCATCGGGTTCTGCCCCATCTGTTGCATGATCATCGGGTCTTGCATGAACGTCGAGTGCGTCGCAATGTGTGCGTCGTGATCCTGATAGATAAACGCCTTAGTCGGCTCACCGTTCAAGAACGCCATGTTCTCGCTGATCGGGTCACGCGGCGTCTGATCGTCCTCAATCGGAACCAATTTTTCTGCATTCTTAACTCCCAGTACCTCAATCATCTGTCTATGCAGGTTGGGTAGGTTGTATATCTGGGGAGCTTGCTGGGCCAACTGGATCACAGCTTGATACTGCATGATCCGCTGAGCCATCGTGCTGCTGTTGGGGTCACTGACTGGAATGACCTCCACCATGTCGTAGTCTTCACGCTTGGCCGACGCATCCCCTGACTGAGGCTCATAGTCATACTGGCTCGGGGTGTTGTCCCTGATGATGGCTTTGAGTATCTTGAACTCTTGCTTCATCGAGTTGTGTACACGCGCCTGCACAGCACCCATGATCTTCAATTGCCGCTCAAGCAACGCCAGCGTCGTACCAACAGGAGCCTGAGCACTCATGTCACTGACCTTCATGTCAGCAATAGAACCCAGCCGTCGGCCTTCATCAGTGATTTGGTTGAGCAGGCCCATCAATACTTGGCTTGGCTCTTTGTAAGGCAGAGTCATGATGTTATCCTTGATGCTCCCAGAGGGGACATCTACATCTCTGAACTCTCCTGGGGCGATCGGGGTATCGTCTCCCTTAACCCTTAAACCCCTAGATTTCAAGCCGCCCGGCAAATTGCTTAAAGTGCCTGCATCTACCAACTGCCTGATAAGACTTGTGCCAGCACGGGCGTAACCACCAATAATGTGGATAAGACCCATGCCATACGCCCCGAACCCAGGGATATAGTCATACTGCACCAGATGCTGACGTTTTTGGTAGTTCTCATCATCTTGCTCCCAGTTGCGATAGATTGCCAGAACCTCTTGTGTACCCTTATCGATCGTCACGATGTAAGGAACAGCTACCTCATCTTCATCCTCATACCCTTTGAGGTTCCAATCCACCTGAATCTCATACACCTGATACCGATCGTCATCAGTGACTGAGTAGCCTTGCTCCTCAGCTTTCTTCTTCTCAACGTCCGTGTGGCTCATCACCGGCTCACCCAGATCAATGTCTCGGTAGAACCCAGCCACTTGCAACTTCTTGATGTCGTTCTTAGTCTTACGCATAACGTGCGTCACACGCTCAGCCATCCGCGCACCACTCGACCCGTAGGGGATGATCACATCTTCTGCTGGCACAAAGATCGAAGTCTGCCGTCCCAAGCCCGGATCAAAATACACCTTCTTGAACGCCGAGCCTGCAAGCCCCAAGTTAAACAACATGCGTTCATGCTCGGGCCGGTACTCAGGCATCTCTTCAGTTAGCTTGAAGTTCATGTCATCTTGAACACGCTGAGCCGCCTGTTCTTTGAGCTTGTCTATTGCTCCGATGATTTCTGTTTTAACTGGGCCTTGAGCCGGAAATGTCTCAGTAATCGTTTCGCTCTGAAACCTAATCGCGGCTTCTGTAAGAACTGTTGAATATACTCCGCAAGCCCCGTTCCAAGGTTCTGTTCTCTCTTCATACTTAGTCCCCAGTACTTCAAGACCTTTCACATACGTCTCAGTCCAATCCTTGCGACTGGCAATGTCGGCATCCACTAGCTCCAGTAAGTCACTAGCTAAGTTGGCCAACTCGCCCTCATCCATCTCTTCAGCAAGGTTTGCACCAAACTCTCCGTCTTCCTTATCGTCCTCTGCTTCAAGAGTGATCTCCATACTGCCGTCACTCAAAGTAACCGCATCAGGGTTCTCAATCTCTATTTCCAGATCAGGCTCCATGCTGTCCATGCTCAAACCTATAGGGGCTGCATACATACCCTTATCCATCATGTTCGTTGCCATTTTGTGTCCTTAGTAAAACGCTGCGGTTCTGCGGCGAAAGAATTTAATGTCTTCAGGCTCATCACTCGGCAAGCGAATAAACCCTCCCTGCCTAAACCGCATTAATGCCTGTGTTGTCGAGTCCACCAAGTCGTCATTAGTACCTGAAGGAAAGTCATTGCATTCCTCAAGGACCTCTCGTGCCCACCTGCGGTCTGGAGCCCATACTATGCCAGAAGCCAGAAGGTCTGATACAGCATTCACTCTCGATG